TTATCAGCTGGATTGAGCCAGCGCAAAATGACAGGCACGACAGCTGCAACGCCGCCCATTGCCATCGCCTTGAGATCGCCACCAGCCATGTACACGGCCAAAGCTGCCGCGATGTATGAGCGACCCCATGAAGCCGCAATTGCTTTTGCTTGATCCATCATTTTTCTCCTTTTGGTCGATCTGGTAAATCACCAGAAAAAGGCTCATAAGCTGGTCGGCCATAACCCACCACAAATGAGCGTGCTCCCAAAGCTCTTGACTTCACCATGACCTCGCCGCCATTGCGTTGATCACCAGCACCGGATGTGTTGCCTTCGATAGTCACAATCTGTTTTTCAGATGCTCGAATCACCAAGCCAATGTGATTGATTGTGGTTTTGTCATCGACAATGAAATCAAAGAAAACAAAATCACCAATTTTTGGTGTGGTGTGCCATTGCTTGGCTTTCTTAAAAGCCTCGGCTCCAGCTCGTGTGCTGACCACATTTGGTACCTTGACACCAGCTTGATCTGCACACCAATTGAGAAACGAGCCACACCATGGCAGCTTGTCGGCCTTCATGTGTTTTCCGTACTTTGTCTCATTGTTGCCGGTTTCAGCTGTGCCCACTTCGGCCAGCGCAACCTGAATCAATCGAGGCAATGTGCCTTGTGGAAAATTACTCATGGCGCGGTTGGAAATTCCGCATCATCAGCCAATCCGCCTTGTGCTGGCAAATCTCTCAATGCTTGGCGATAAGTTGCCCACGCTTCTTTGTCGGTTGGTGCATCTGAAATCATGCGCCAATCGCTTGCCAATAATTGTGCATTACGCCATAACTTGATCTGCTCCCATTTTTGCTCATTTGTAGCATCCGGAAATAAAGGATTGAAATCAAACACTATAAACTCCCCACACTAAGATCTGATCATTTGCTGCAAAAGTAAATGGTGCGCTATTTTGGATCAAATTTCCGGAAGCGTTTATCATCACAAATTTGTCTAAATAACCATTTTCAACTGTATTTGGCGTGTATCCACGATACCAAGAAACACCAGCATCCAAAGCCGCGCAATTACCTGTCATTGCAATTTCTGCACCTAAAGTGGCAACAGGTAAAGTGAAAGTGTAAGCACCGCTTCCAATCGTGCTTGTTGATCCAACAACTAATTTAACTGTGAAATAAATCAAATCGCCGATTCTGACATAAGTGCCAGTAAGCGATCCATTTCCCAATGTTGGCGCGGTTCCCGAGGCAACTCCCCAAGTTGGTGTGTACGCGATGCGCGCTCCACCATACTTCAATCCTGTTGCTGCTGTGCTATCTGCCATAACTACTAAATTATTTGCACCGACAGCCAAACGAGAAAAAGCATCAGCACCCGTTCCGGCGATCAAATCGCCTTTTGCATCAATAGCTGTTGCCATGCTGTTTGTGATTGTGACATCACCAGATGTGCCACCGCCTGAAATACCTGTTCCAGCTGTTACAGCTGTGATGTCACCGGGATTTGGTGATGACCATACAAAGTCCATGTCGGTGTTTGAATTTTTTGCCAAAACTTGACCGGTTGTGCCACCTTTGAGATCGGCCAATGACGTATCAACCGCCTGACCAAATACTTCAAAATCAGCCGGCAAATCCGTGACCAAATCTGTCGGTTGTGGCATTTGCCACCCAAAATTCGATGTCGGGTTGCTCACTTGTTTCTCCTTACGCTACGACTAACGCATCAGCCCATGTGAGGCTGCCGCTGATTGTGTTCCATTGTTCTGCAATCGGTACATCTTGCCATTGCATGGCTTGCAATGAAAATGCCAATGGGGAAAGAATAGCCGTGACCGATACTGTGTTATACGAGGCACGCCATGTCCAACCTTCAACAAAACCAAGGTATGTGCCAGCTGCCATGTTGAGCGGCAGATCATTGATCCGCAATGGCAATCCCATGAAAATGTTGATCAAGGCATCGCGATCGGCATCATCGATTTCTGAATTTGTCAGCTCAAATGTGATTTGGTTGAAATTGGCCTGTGGGTAAGATCGGAGCGTTAAGTAGAAAGCTGCCTGATCCTCAGCATCGCTTTGATTCTCAATTGTGGTTGTGATGATTTGAGCTAATTTGCCGTATAAGCCAATCGATGTTGCATCAGAATCCACAACCTCATTGGCTGAATTGTTGCCATAGCGCAACACAATTTCGTTTCGGATGTCACCGGATCGAGTCTGGATTGATAAAGAGCTGGCAATTGCTTGAGCAGCTGATACATCGGTATAACCATTTGTGGCCAAATAAATCGATCGATGATCTGCCGAGGCATAGGAAATTTGGCCCAATGCGTTTTCGTAGATGTAGCCCAATCCTGATGTTGCCAAAGCTGATACCAAAGCATAAACATTGGTGGTCGATGATGATCGGTTGGCCAGCTCGTAGTTACCTGGTGTATCAATCTCGCCCAATCCGGTGTTTTCAGCATCTTGCCATTGAGTGGTCGGATTGTATGTGCTCCATTGCAATGAGGCTGGCACTTCGTTCCATGAGTTCACCAAAAGATCGGTAAGGATCGACAGGATTTGATCACCATCAAAATCCTTAGTCAAAACGCCTTGAGTTAAAGCTTTTGGCAATCGCGACAATGCGCCCAAAGCTGTGATGCTGACCGATTGAGCAACACCGACCACGCCTGATGCCGTGATACCAATGTCAAATTCCACAACAGTTCCACCAAAGATTGGCACAAATGTGGCTGTTGAATCTTGCAATTCAATAGTGACACCATCATTGATTTCGATGTCAATAATTGATTGATCAAGGTTTATCAGCTGTAAATTGACATAGCCAGCTTGGGCTTGCTCATAAATGTTTGTGCGACCCGATGTAATCGAAAGATTGGCCAAGGCATAGTTCGTGTATGTGGTGCCACCAATTATCACACGCCAAATTGGATTGAATTGGCTCATGCGATTTGCAGGTTAGTTGCGCCACCTGTGCCGCGATAGTAAGAATCATTGAGCGTGTCAATGATTGTTCGTGCTGTGCCTTCTTTGTCAAATGCGCCGGTGACAGTTAAATTGATTGTGGTGCCCATTGATTCAGCTTCGGCCAGACGGAATCGGCCGGGATTGAAATTGCTTGAAACAGCTGTGTTGGCCGCTGATGCTTTGGCTGCCGTTGCCGCTGATGCCGCAACATTGGCAATTGGTGTTGGCACAGGCTTTGGCGTGGCTGTTGGTGTTGGTGTCACAGTTGTAGCTGGCTTAAAACCACTTGGCAATGATGCAGCTGGCACAGAAATGCCACCGGTCGAGCTTGATCCAGTCGATGTGCCAACCTTCCCAATGCTTGCAATGTCTGGCCCCGGCTTGATCAAATTCAGACCTCTGATCACAAGATTGATGCCATCAATGGCTGTGTTGATGATTGTTTTCAAAGCACCCAAAACATTGGAAATCAGATTCAAAACTGTGCTGGCTACTGTGCCAGCAACATTGAAAGCCGCTCCAATGACATTGCCGATGATTGGTGCAGCTGCCTTGACCACATCAAAGAAAGCTTGAAATTCATCTTTGTTTTCAATTACTGTGTTTTTGATCTTATCAAAAGCTGATCTCAAGCCTTCAAAAATTGGCTGCACAAAACCTTTGATGCCATCGGCCAAAGCGGTAAGTGTGCCGCCCATGCCGTCTTTCTTTGATCCAAAGGCATCGGCTACCTTTTGCACAATCGGGATAACCTTGTCCGAAAACAAAGTGGCCAATTCCAAAACGACAGGCAAAAGAGCTTGTCCAATTGTGGTTTTCGCGTTTTCCAATTGAGCTGTGAGAATTCTCGTGCGGTTGGCTAGGCCATCGCTCGTGCGCTCAAAATCGCCTTGTGCAGCTGATGTCTGCTTGTAAATTAAAGCTTGCGCGGCCAAGACCTTTTGCTGTGGTGTTAAGGCATTTTTGGTTGTGCTGACAATGCCTAATTCCAAAGCGGCTTGGCGCAATGAGGCATCATCCAACAAAACGCCGTATTGGCGCAATGGTTCAGCCTCGCCACGCAATGCCGAGCCAATGGCGTTGATGGCTTGCTCCGGTGATGTGTTATTGAAAGAGGCCAGATCGGATGAAAGCTTTACAAAGTCAATTGAGAATTTGCTCAAATCCTTGCCGCTTAATCCGGCAGACTTTCCAAATGTTGCAAATGTGGCGGCAGCATCCAAAGCCTGTTGCTTTGTCTGGCCTAAAGAGGTTGCGGCACCTGATGCAAATTTCTCAATGTCATCAGCTGTGTCACCGAATAAAACGCCAACCTTTGAAATTGTCTCGGACAAATCTGATGCAGCTTTGACGGCATCGACACCGATTTTCAAAGCCATGGCACCAGCTGCGGCAGCTACGGCAGCAAAAGCCAACGCCGCTTTCTTGCTGAAATCACCAATTTTGCCGGCAAATCCATCGACATCCTTTGAGCCTACATTGAGGCTCTTTTTGAGTTCATCAACATCAGCAAGGATCGAGAGCTTGAGTGTTCTTGATTGACCGGCCATCACCACTCCTTCAAAATTTTAGTAAATGCATTTTCCCATTGATTGATGATGTATGGCTGCTCGGCACGCAATGTTGGATAGATAAACCATCCTGTTGATCCTCGGCCGTATCTGCCAGACCAGACCGGGAATTGCTTGAATTTGTTTGATCCAAATTCGTAACCGCCCCAAAGCTGTTGAGTTGTACCACTACCGCTGAATTTTTGAGATACAAAGCCGTAGCTGATCTCTCCGACTTTTGATGACTTACTCACACGCGATCCTTGTGCAATGCGAATTGCCGCCTTATTTGGGCGAGCACCAGCGGCGGCCGTGACTTTTGATTGAACATAAGTGGCCAAGCCATTTGAAACGCCTTTTGCCTCGGCAACAGCTTGCTCATCCATGGCTTTGAAAGCGCGGATGATTCCGCGCAAATCACTCTTGTTGTAAGTGATCGGTTCAATTGCCATTTTTGATCCTTAGTATCTCAAAAGCGGTTAAAATGTCCTCCGGTGTTTGAAACTCTGATGGTGACAATCCTGTATCGATAGCCAATTCCCAAATGATCCGGTTTATTGTTCCCGGCTCGTAGCTTTTGGGTTTTCGGTTTCTCCCATGTTTATGTCAGTCACAGATTCGCACCACACTTCAAAAGGCTTCACAGGCTTTCCGGCCGATTCGCGTTTCATTGCGTGGTAAGCCAAAAACATCAGATCAGCAATTCCCAATTTCTCAGATACTTGCTGAATTGTGTTTCCAGTTTTTTGCTCCCATTTCATCCACTCTGGTGGGAGCGCGGTATAGGTCGCGCTCTCCCCATTTGTGAATTCAATTGTGATTGGTAGTTTCATGCTCCCGATTTCCTCTCGTTTTAGCTAATAGTCAAAACAGGTGTTGTCACACAGGTGAAAGAAAGTGAAACAGTCTGTGCATCTGGTGCTGTGCCTCCAGCTGATGGAAAGATTGGCTGCACAGAAAACGCAAATGATGCGCCTGTATCAGCTACCAAAACAACAGGCAATGCTGTATTTGGTGCAGATGATGCCGCTGTCCAAAGAGCTTCACAAAGTGATCCTGTTGCGCCCCAATCGGCCAACATTTCGACAGCAAATGTGCCTTGTGTATCTGTGGTGAAATACGCCTTGCCATCGAGTGTTTGAAATGTATTGATCGTTGAATCAACAGTCAATACAGCTGAGGTTGCCTGTGCATCGAAATTGTCACTATCAATGGTGAAAGTGATGTCTCTGCCGGTGATGATTGTCGTTGCCATTTTTTCTCCTTAATTGGTGTAGTAAGTGCTTACTTGTAAATCGGCCGTAAGGTATTTACCAGCACCGACTTCCAATGGTTGCGGTTGATTTACATTGCCGACTTCATAACCGCCCGGCATTGCGCTGATGATGTTGATCATCAATGTTTCGAGATTGTCAAGAGCTGCCGCATTGTTAGCATAAGTGACAACACCAGTCACAGTCAGATTGACTTTGACTTTTGTTGTTGCGCCATTGATCAATACGCTTTCCAAATAAGGTGCGTCTGGAATCAAGCAAATTGATGGGCTGGTCATTGTTTCTGGGATGCCGTTGTACACATTGGCGGCGATTGATGACAAAGCTGTTTTGAGTGGTGTACGCACGACCGATTCGATGCTCATTGGCACATCGTTTCAACATCAATAAATGGGCCTAAGAGGCCGATGACTCTATTGGTCAAGCTGCGGCCGAGCACAAATGGTGCCGGCTGGAAATTGTCTGACATGATTTGGTTGCCGGGAGCTGTAATGCTCTGGAAAATTTCAACCGCCACAACCAAAATTGCATTTTCAATTGGCGGTGTGGATGCGTACAAAGCCGCTGCCGATCCACCACTCAATGTTGCTGTTGCCGCTGGAATAAACGGCAATGGATAGGTTCGATCAGCTGCCGCTGTTGCAGCTGTGAAAAGGTAAGGCTCAATCCGATCATCGGTGACTGTGTAAGTCGCGCTGTAAGCTCCGGCCCCGGTAACAACAACAGATTGACCCGGCACAAAATAATTTGGCCGCATTGTGGTGAAATAAATGACGGAATCACTCACATTGGCAAAAGTCACCGATGATTGGTATTGCGTAAGTAAAGGCAAAATCGTTTGTTCAGCTGAATCAATAAATGAGTCAAGCTGTTCATCCGAATACAAAGAAACCGAGACACCAAGAATCGACCTTAGCTGTGAGGCTGTGACAATTGCTGGCATCTCGGTTCCTTTCGTATCAGCGATGTTCGGGAGCGACCATCACCGATGATTGATTGTTAATTAAGCGAGGTTGTTGAAGCGTGCGCCGTTTGGCACCTTGCTGGCTAATGCGCCGTATCCGTAGTAAAGGATGTCAATTGTTCCATCGCTGTTAATGTTTGTGCGTAGCGTAAAGCGTGGAGATTCGTACCATGTGTATGAATCTGGGTTCACAACGACCATTGAAAGATCGCCATCAGCTGTTGTATCTCCAGCGTTTCCAAATGAGCGTGAAACATAAAGGTTTAGGCCCGGTGAAACTACACCGCGTAGGCTGTCACCGCGAACATTTCCAGCCTGATTTGATGGCTGTGCTGCGTTGTAAAGTGGTGTGCCGTTGTCGTTGTAACCCATGATGTTGCCCCATTGTGTTGGAGAAACGATCAATGAGCGAGCGAATCCTAGTGATGAGCCATAAACAGCTGCGGCTGCCTGAGATGTGTATCCAAGGAATCCGGTTGCTGAATTTGCTGCCTGTGCTGTTACGCCGCCAGCTGCTTGCATTGCTGCCAATGCATACTCATCTGTCTCTTTTGCATACGCAAATTCTAGATTCTGGAGCAAAGCTGTTAAGTATTCTGGACGGCTGCGATCGATCAATTCAACAGTTGAAATTGCGCGACCTTTGAAAGGCTGAACAGATACAGAAAGGTATGTTGCTGAAAGTGATGATTCTGTGAT